CTCATCTTCAGTTTCTTTGTCTCCAGGTTTTCCAATATCTATATCTCTATAGAATCCACCTACCTGTTGTTTTCTTAAATCGTTTTCAGAAATTTTAACACGATGAATAATTGCTTCCGCATCATCTAATGAGGTAGCTGTGTACGGAACAATTAAATCATCTGCAGGAACAAATTTACTTACGGCTCTTTGTTCCATATCGTCATAGTAGACTTTTTTAAAAGCACTACCTGCTAATGGTAAGTTAAATAATAACTGATCAAAGTCAGGTTCGTACTCTTTCATTTTTTCCATTAACTCGTAGTTCATGAAATCTTTTACTCTAGTTGCTTGCTGAGTTTTTTCTGGAGTTGATATACCTACTGTTTGTGTTCTAACTGGACCATCAGCTGGTAATAATTCTTTATAAGCTAGAGCTTGAAATTGTGTTACTGCTTCTGCTAGTACTGGGTGAGTTGCACCACTAGCTCCTGAAAAAGGTTCTGTTCTATTATTATATTTAAAACCTAAAAGGTCTAAACCTTGAGTATAAGTTTGTGCCCAATCTTTTCTTGAAGAAGTATAATCTTGATACTTACTAGATAAATCTGATGCTAATCTTCCAAGTATATCATCGGGTAAAAATTCTGCTAAGTTTGCATAGTGCTCATCACTACCTTCAATTGATGCAGCTTTTGGATCAAGATTTATATCTACTGAACCATCTTCATTTTCTGAAACTTCAACAGCTTCAGGTGATTGTTCTGTTTCTTCAACTGCTTCTACAACTTCTTCTTGGAGTTCTTGTTCACCAGGAATGCTAACTTCTGTTCGAACTTCGTTTGGAAGTGCTTTGTCTATATCTGCCATTATATTTTTTCTCCGTAAGTTTTATCTGTTTAACACCATTATAATTAATATTCAACCCCTGAGGCATGGGGCCTGATTCCGGAGGAATGGTTCTAGTTAACCTCTTAATCATTTTCTAGTTCTTTAGTAGCTATTTTAACTGCTTCACCGAAAGTTTCTCCATCGTCCATTAACTCCTCTACTCTTTTTCTGAGTCTAGTATCAGGATTCAGGGAGCCTTCGTTAAATTGTGCTCGGCCACCATCAGCAAATTTTTTAAAATATTCTTTTGCAAATGTATCAATATCCATACCAGTTCCTTCTTTACCGCCAGCTTTGATATACATTTCAGTCACCATTGCATTATATTCTGTTTCTCCACCTTCTAACATATTGGTTCTATAGTTTTCTATTTTCTTTGTTACCATTTCACCTGTCTCACCAAATAATGGTTTAACAATTTCTAGATATTCATCTACATCGATCTCTCCATTTTCAAATGCTTTTCTTGAAAAGATTCCAACATAGTCAGCATAAGTTTTTGGAGACAAAGTATTAACTGCTGCTTCCGTGTTAAGCATGTCTAACATCGGCATAAATTTTTTAGGTTTTTTAGGAGGGGCTTGGTCAGGCACTACAGGACTCCTGCGATACCGCCCATAGCTAATTTTTGTTTTTCTTTTTTTCTTTTCTCAATTAGTTTTTTGATTTTTTCAATATCAAATTGAGGTCCTTGTCCTAGTGGATAAGTTGTAGTATCTTTTTTTAAACCTTCTGGTAAATCTTCTAAATTGTTTCCATCTCCATAATTCATTCTACCACCATATGCAGCCATGGCTCTATCCTTCATCATTTTCTTTTTAGATAAATACATATTAATATATTCTTCTATAGAAAGATCTCTAACAGCTGGATCACCTTTTCCTTTTAAATCATTATATTCGTTGATTACACTTTGTAATTCTAATTCAAATTCATCTTCTGGCTCTGATGCCATTTTAATTGATGGTGCACCTCTGTCTAGAGATTTAATACCACCCATATCATCATAATCTTCAGGGTCATTTAAGTCCTCTGGAAGCTCTCCCGCTTCAATAGCTCTAAGCATGTCCTGTAATTTTTGATCGTCTTCTTTTGCCATAATGCTTAATAATACACTTTTGGAGTCCGTTGTAAAGGCTCATCTTCATAATCTTCAGGGTGTTCAATTAATCCACCTTGTCTAAATCTCATAACTGCTTGAGTCATAGAATCGACTAAGTCATCATGATCTCCATAAGGGAACGCAGCACATTCTTCAATTACTTCTTGAGCAAACTCCATTTCAGTCGGTGCATATATTTTACCAGACTCAAACAATGGAGATACTGAATTAACTCTAGTATGTTTATCGTTACCACGTGATGGTGTAAAATTAATTACAGGTATACCTGCTTTTCTTAATTCATAAGTTAGAGGGAGCCCGGATGCTTTGCCTTCTATAATAACTGTTTCCGGTTGCCAGTATCCGTATTGATCTAATGCAACACGTCTTAGTTCTGGAAACTCGTATCTACCTTTAACAGAATCTACTAACATTAAACAAGGACCACTATCTTCTGTTGGATGAAACACACCCCAGGTAGTAATAGCAGAATAGTCAGCAGTTTCTTTTTTCATAAATGCTGTATCGTAAGATTGTATTACATGTTCTAAAGGTGGAATCTCGCCTTCCCAATCTTGCCACCATTCTCTTTTGATTAATGCTCCTTCTTCTCCAGTTGGATTCTGCATGTATTGTGCATTCCATTTTGAAAGAGGAATAGATGCACGAACCCCTTCTAAATCTTTAATGTTCCAATATTCCGGCCACAGGGGTTTACCACTTGGTAGGATCGCAGGAAATTCAATTACTTCCCATTGGTCAGCTTTAGGTTCTTTTTGTGCTTTAATTAATCTACCTGCTAAATCTTTTTCGTTCCATCTTGTCATTACAATAATAATTGTTCCACCAGGTTGAAGACGTTGACGTGGACCAGATGTATACCATTCATAAGTTCGATCTAATGCTTGTGCATTCATTGCATCTTGTTCAGTATGTGGATCATCAATAATTAATAGATCAGCACCACGACCAGTAATTGCAGAGCCAACACCTGCAGCATAATATTCACCACCTTGTTGGGTTTCCCATTTACCTGCAGCTTGAGAATCTTCTTTGAGTCTTGTTTGAAATACTTCTTTATATTCTGGTGTATCCATTAAAGCTTTTGCCTTACGACCAAACCTTACAGATAATTCAGTTGTGTTAGTTGATTGAATAATTTTTAATTTAGGATTACGACCTACCATCCAGGCGGGCAATAAATAGGATGCAAATTCAGATTTAGTATGTCTAGGTGCCATATTAATAATAACACGTTTTGTTTTACCATTTGCAATGTCATTAAATTTTTGAGCAACATCTTTGTGATGTCTACCTTCTACAAAATCTGGCCATACATGTTTTACAAAGGCCATGAAATCTTGTTTTATATCTGATTGTTTTTTCTTCTCCTTCCATTTATTCATGTAAAGAGCAAATTGCCTTTTCACGTCAGGCGGCAGCTTATCTAAATTTTTTAATTTTTCTTTGTCCATAAATGCATTTGAAAAAAAATTTTGCAAAATTTTTTCAGATATGTTTTAGAAACCCATAAAGTAATTTACGCCTATAACTATATAAATCCTTGTATATAAGCGTGACTATAGGATCCCTTTTTGTGTAGGGTATATCTTAATTAATTAAAAAGTTCAAATGTTAGAAACGTGTTGGTACCTCTATCGAATCGCGAGCGAGCGAAGCGAGCGAGCAAAGCGAGCGGCCGCAGGCCGCGACATTTTGCCGCATGCGACATTTTGTCGCATGCGTTATATTAACACTAGGAGGTTGTTAATTCTATGCACAGTCCATGCAATATCTTTTATCGCTAGTAGACCTGTTGTCCCCCTTGATGTATTCACCACAACATCTACAGTTGGTGAACTCATCACTTGGTTTTGAATTATCTTTTTTCTTTTTTGTTTTCATAATCGTATCTTAACGCAATGGCGATTAACTTGCCATTGCGCATTCTGTCGCAGGTTTAATATACTCCTTTAGTTTAGTCATACATTCATTTTTATTTAATAAATATCCATCCATTGTAGATTTCATTAATGGACATTTTTCATCATGCCCGAAGCCTGTTACAGCGTGTACAATTTCATGAAACACAACATTTCTTAAAGCGTCTTGACTCATGTCAATTGCTCTTTTTGTAATCCAAATTTGATTTCTACTTAATTTAGCAACACCTAAAACATTATGATCTCTAGCTTCTCCAATTCTAACTTCTATTCTAGGTAGATTTCTAATTTCTTTTTTTACTTCATAAATTAAATCAATAACTTGTCTTCTTAGTTTGTATACTGAGTCATTCATTTTAAAGTTTTTTATTTGTTTTACTTTCATTTTCTTTCTCCTATAAGTTAATAACGTATCTTAACACAATGGCTCTTTAAGAGCCATTGTCATTATTGTCGCACTCTTTAATTTGAGTTTCTGTCCACGCTCGTTGCGTCCATGAATAACCACTACCATTATCGTGTGTTGTTTCTGGGTGCTTGGTTTTT